GATAAGTTTGTATTCATAGGATACACAGCTAAAGGCATCATGCCACAGTTGGCTACGCCTGTTGGTTTACTTGAACCTCATATGATACAAGCGGCCTTAGCTGAAAGCATATTAATAGAAGGCAGTCCTTATGTTCCAGATTACGCCATAGCAATTGAGGTAGGCCTATGGATTACTACCGTACTTGCAGCTTACGTTTTATTAACTGTCTTAGGAGTTACTTCTGGATTATTAATGTTCAGCTTTTTGTTTTTATCTACTGCTTATTATGGGTATTGGACTATTCAACAAGGCATACTAATAGATGTAACATGGACTCTAATATCACAGTTCATAACAGGGGCAGTGGCTTTCTACCTTAGATTTAGAGAACAGTACAAGCTAAGGCAACAGATAAAAAAACAGTTTGAGCATTACTTAGACCCAAGACAAGTCAAACAATTACAAGACACTCCTGACCTTCTGAAACTAGGTGGAGAAAAAAAATACTGCACCTTTTTATTCACGGATGTTCGTGGCTTTACGAGTATGTCAGAATCATTAGAGCCAGAACAAGTAACTTATATAATGAACAGAGCATTAACCGCACAACAAACAGCAGTCCAAAAGCATCATGGGATGGTAGACAAGTACATCGGGGATGCAATGATGGCTATTTTCTCAGCACCTTTGGATTTAGATTTTCACGAAAACAAAGCTATTGAGTGTGCTAAAGACATACAGAAGAATATGGAAGAACTCAATATAGAGTTAGCAACAATGGATATACCGCCAGTTGCTATCGGTATTGGTATTAACACAGGTTATGCAGTAATAGGTAATATGGGTAGTGAATCAAGGTTTGATTATACCGCTATAGGAGATGCAGTTAATACCGCAGCAAGATTAGAGTCAGGAACTAAAGAAGCGGGGGTAGATTTACTGATTGGATATAACACTGCCATAAAGAGTGATTATGAGTTAAGGTTATTAGAGCCTTTGAAGGTCAAGGGCAAAGAAAAGCCATTACAGGTGTATACATTGGAATGAAAATAGCTTTAATAATGGGCGTACTATTAATTGCTACCATAGCAAGTTCAGCTTGGTATATTGATAGACTGCAAGATAATATAGGTACGTTAAAAGGCAATCAGTTAATTCTGGAAACTAAAATCCAAGAACAAAACGAAGCTATTGAAACTGCTTTAAACAATCAAAAAAAAGCACAAACTCTCATGGCTTCTTTAGAAAAGGATAAACAAGAAGCTATGCGTAATGTTAATAAGCTAAGAAAAACATTTGCTAGACACGACTTAGATGAATTGACTTTAGCGAAACCAGAACTCATGCAAGGCAAAATAAATAGGGCATCCAAGCGAGTTTTAGAAAATTTAGAAAAATTAACCGACCCCAACCAATTTGATGAAAAAGTTAGCGATACTACTTAGTTTAGCTGTAGTGGCTTCAAGCTGTTCTATGATGGGAGATAGGGTCAAACCTGTTTCTGTAACCACCATTGCCAAACAACAACCAATGTACCATCCGCCTTTACCCATGGAAGTGCAAATGGATCCCGTTGATTGGGAGATACTTACGCCAGACAGTATGCAATTGTATCTAGACAATTTAGAGAAAAAGGAAGCACCGAGAAGAGCATTTTATACATTGTCCAGTAAAGAGTATGAACATTTAAGTATGGACATGGCAGACATCACTAGATACATTACAGAGATATTGGGAATCGTTAGATTTTATAGAGATTACGATAAAGAAGAAGAGGAAAAAAATGAGTGAAGCACCAGAGGCTTTTGTTTACAACGCAACAATGGAAAGAGTTATAGACGGTGATGGGTTTGTATTAAGTGAAATAGATTTAGGTTTTAAAGTAAAATTAGCCAACCAATCGGTCAGAATGGCTGGAATTGACGCACCCGAATCTAGAGTAAATACTAAAAGACAACCTGAACGAATTAAAGAAAAAGCGTTAGGCTTAAAAGCAAAAGAAAGATTGAAAGAATTATTAACAGGGGATATAAGAATTAAGTCATTGGGCCGTGGCAAGTATGGAAGATTGCTCGCCATACCATACGACTGTAACGGGAATGACATTTGTGCAAAACTTATTGAAGAGGGTTTGGCTGCTCCTTATTGGGGTGGTACAAAGAAAGCAAAAGTCAGAGATGACGGAACTTGGGGAGAATAATATGCAAATATCGCAAGAAGGTTTGTCGCTAATAAAAAAATACGAAGGCTGTGAGCTAGAAGCTTATTTATGCCCCGCAAAAGTTTGGACAATTGGTTATGGTCACACCAAAGGAGTTGAAGAAGGCAATAAAATAACCAAAGAAGAAGCAAATTACATGCTACAAGAAGAAATGATTGAGTATGAAGGCTATGTTAATGACATGGTAGATGTGGAATTAAACCAAAGCCAATACGATTCTTTGTGCGCCTGGGTATACAACTTAGGACCTACAAACTTTCAAAGCTCTACGTTATTAAAAGTTTTAAATGAAGGAAAATATAACGAAATACCACAACAAATTAAAAGATGGAACAAGGCTGGTGGTGAAGTCTTAAATGGTTTAATACGCAGAAGAGAAGCAGAGGCTTTATTATTTGAAGGAAAAGAATGGCTTTAACTAAACTAATACTTAATCCTGGCATTAATAAAGAGTCTACTGACCTTATGGATAAAGGCGGATGGGCTGATGGTAATTTAATTAGATTTAGAAAAGGGTTGCCAGAAAAAATTGGTGGTTGGAATAAAGCAACAACTGAAAACTATGAAGGAACAGGTCGTGCATTGACGGCATGGGTTGCTCTTGATGCTACAAAATATTTAGGATTAGGAACTACTTTTAAATACTACATTACAACCGGGGATATTCTTAACGATGTAACTCCAATTCGTGTAACTACAGGAGCCAATGAAATTTCTTTTGCTAAAGAAGGTAACGGAGATGCGACTCTTAATGTTACGGACACTGCCCATGGAGCGGTTGTAAACGATTTTGTAACTTATAGCGGTTGTGTAAGTTTAGGCGGTCTTATTACAGCTAGTGTACTAAACCAGGAATACCAAATTACCACCATTACGAGTGCCAATGTTTATACGATAGAAGCCAAGGACACTAGCGGTGATGAGGTTACTGCCAACGCTAGTGATAGTGGCAATGGTCAAGGCACTGTTATTGGTGCGTATCAAATTAATGTTGGTCTTGATGTGTACGTTTCTTCTACTGGTTGGGGAGCAGGCCTGTGGAGTGCTGGAACATTTGGATCTGCAACAGCTTTGTCTGCCACAGATCAATTAAGATTGTGGTCGCATGATGCTTTTGGTGAAGATTTAATTATTAATCCTAGAAATGGAGGAATATATTATTGGGATGAATCATCAGGATTAAGTAACCGAGCAGTAGACATTACAACTTTATCTGGAGCAAATTTATCTCCAACAAAAGGTCTTCAAACTATTGTTAGTGATGTTGACCGTCATGTTATTGTTTTAGGTGCAGATGCTATTTCTGGCAGTGCCAGGACAGGAAACATTGATCCATTGTTAATAGCATTTTCTTCTCAAGAAAGTATTACAGATTGGGAACCAACTTCTACAAACACAGCAGGATCGTTAAGACTTTCATCAGGATCTCAAATTGTTGGTGGACTAAGAGCAAGACAAGAAATCCTTATATGGACTGACACAGCTTTATACAGCATGCAATTTGTAGGTGCTCCGTTTACTTTTGGAGTTAATTTAATTAACGAAAACGTTGGTCTTATATCTCCAAATGGATTTGTTAATGCACCTGATGCTGTGTATTGGATGGCTAGAGATGGATTCTATACTTACAACGGATCAGTACAAAGATTGCAATGTTCTGTTTTAAATTACGTTCTTGATGATTTTAATTCAAATCAATCATTTAAAGTTACAGCATTTACAAACAAAGAGTTTAATGAAGTGGGTTGGTTTTATCCGTCTTCTTCCAGTACAGAAATAGACAGATACGTTACATACAATTATTTAGAAGGAGCATGGAGCATCGGAGAGCTTTCACGAACAGCATGGCTAGATGATGGCATATTTGAAAAACCTAGAGCAACAGGCAAAGACAGTTCCGTTAATTATATTTATATACATGAAGATAGTGATGACGCAGATGGATCTCCAATGAATAATGTTTTCATTGAATCCGGTGATATTGATATTGAAGATGGAGAAAAGTTTGGCTTTGTAAGAAAAATTATTCCAGACGTTAAGTTTTTTGGTACTAATTCTACTGGTGGGCAAATAAATTTTGTTTTAAAAACAAGGAACTTTCCCGGAGACAGCTTAACTACAAACTCTACCAACGATGTAACTAGTAGCACACAACAAAACTATGTTAGAGCTAGGTCTAGACAAATAGTATTTAGAGCACAGTCAGATGATGATGCAGCAACCGGGGTAAGAACTGGGTTTAAATGGAGACTTGGAGCAAATAGAATTGAGATAAGGCCTGATGGTAAAAGGTAATGGCAAAACTTCTCAACACTAGACTGCCATTAGCATTAAAAGATGTAGATCCTAATACGTTTAATCGTCTAGTCAGAGTGCTAGAAATTAACTTAGGAGAGTACGACACAAGCGCAACTCCTCAATTTAATGATTCAGAGATTACCACTTTAGCTTTTAATGCAGGTGATGTAATATGGAATACATCTATCGGTGTATTGCAAGTGTATACTGGCAACCGATGGATACAGTTACATACTCCTGTGAGTCCACAAGGTTATGAGCTGCAGTCATCGGTAGGTTCTGTTACTGTTAAAATAGCGGGAGATACCACAATAAATCTTGGTTCTAGTAATGAATACTGGGACATAGAAAAATGGTACACATAAATAATATAATTTAATAATGAAAAATTTATCACAAGGAAACAAAGGAATAAAAGCTTTAGCTAAAAACAATCCAGCCCTTGTTGAAAATAGATTTGGTTATGATGTACCTGGTTTTTTTGGAGGAGGAAATATTAGTATTCCTCGCATTGGAGATATTGATAGATTAATAGAACGTAATCTAGCTAATTTATCAGACGATCCAAATTTTAATTATGCAAGAGATGTGTTGGGAATAAATATTGCAGAAGAAGATCAAACAGGACTAAGTCCAGAAGAAATAGAAGCAAAACTAGCTGCATCTAGATTAGCAAGGGGCTACGGATCAAGTGGTGGAATGGGAACAGGCGGAGGTAATTATGCAAGTACAACACCAGGCGCGCCTATATCTATTAATGCAAGAGATGAGACTCCAGATGCTTACAGATTTTATCCTAGTGAAGTATCAAAACTTTATTCACAAATGAAAGGCGTACCTTTTTCGCCATTAATAGCACCTCCTAAAGAAGCTACTTACATAGACAGCATGCAACCTAGAAAAATAAAAAGTCAGTTGTATGCAAAAGATGGAACTTACGTTAATGCTAATCCAGCTTTATCTAGTTACATGAAAGATGCTATTCATACGAAATATTATGGAATGCCTACAGCGCCTCTTAGAATGGGTATCAATGCAGCAGATAAACTTTTTGGCAATAGACCAATATTAGGAGGAATAACAAACGCACTTTCTGGTGGATTAAATCGTATGGATGATTTTACTAGAAGTTTATTAGACAAAGAAACTTATAAACAAAGAAACGAACAAGCAAACGAACAAGAAAACGAACAAGTAAATGAACAAGTAAACGAACTAGTAAACGAACAAGTAAACGAACAAGAAAACGAACAAACAAATAAAAGAAGAATGGAACTTCCTCGTTTTCAACAAGACAGAGATGCTATATTTCAAGAAAACGTAGAGGCTTTTCAAAACAGAGACTCAAGGCAAATGATGGCAGAAGGCGGAGAAGCTTTTCCAGAAAGAGAAGAATTAGTGACAGGACCGGGTGGTGAAAAAGGAGATAAAATACCTGCTATGTTAAGTGACGGTGAGTTTATCTTTAACTCAGCTGCTGTTAGAGGCATGGGAATCATGGCCGGTGCAAGCCCAGATGATGAATACGAACAAAGATTAATGGGTGCTCGTAAGATGTATGAATTTCAAAAAGAAGCTGAAGAAATGGCTAAGAGGTATGCGTAATGGGAATATTTAGTAGTAAAACAAAAGTAGCTCCACCCGCTGATGTTATAACCACGCCTCAAACTGGTTATTCTTTTGTCTCTCCTTACATGGAGGACTACTCCAGAAGACTATTAGGGTCTTACTTTGGATCACCTGGAGAATACGAAGGTTTAATATCTCAACCCAGAGACATACCCATTGAACAAACGGCTGGACTTACGCCATTACAAATACAAGCTCGTCAACAAGCAGGAAACCTTGGTGGATTCAATCAATACTTAGATCAAGCCGGTGGATTATACGGTCAACAAGAAGCTAATTTAGATGCTTCTATGGGTTACTTACCACAGGCTGAAGCTGGCATTCAAGAAGGCATGGGCTTTCAAAGAGAGGGATCTCAATTAGCAAGAGGTGCTGGAAGGTTCTCAGACGCAGCTGAAGGTATGATAGGCACAGGTGCAGAAACTGTAGCCGGTGGTATAGGTGCATTACAAAGAGCTGAACAAAGCGCAATGGGTTCAACTGGAATGTATGACCCAGCTTCTGCGTCTAGATTTATGAACCCGTACGAAGACCAAGTGGTTCAACAAACACTACAAGATATTAATAGAGCTTCAGCTCAACAAGACATAGGCTTACGTGATAGTGCTATATCTGCTGGTGCGTTTGGTGGATCAAGAGGAAGAATAACTCAAGAAGAATTAGCAAGACAAACAGGAAGAGGTGCAGCTGAAGCCGTTGGTGGTTTAAGAAGCCAAGGTTTTGGTCAATCACAAGGGCAAGCGCAACAAGCATTTGAATCACAACAAGGCAGACAAGCCGGGCTAGGACAGATGCAAGCAGGTCTAGGTGGACAGCAAGCCGCTATAGGTGGTCAACAAGCAGCATTGGGCAGTCAGATGGCTGGTCTAGGACAACAACAGATAGCTAGAGGTCAAGCACTGGGTGGCTTTGGATCTAGCATTGGAGCCGGTGGACAAGCATTAGGTGGCCTGGGACAAATGCAAGCCGGGTTAGGTCAACAATACGGCCAGATCGGTCAAGGCATTGCCGGATTAGGACAACAAGGACAGAGTCAGTTAGGTACACAGATAGGTATGTTGAATCAACTTGGTCAACAAGGTCAAGCGACTCAACAAGCAGGACTGTCAAGACAGTTTGCAGGAGCACAGCAACTTGCAGGCGAGCCAATGAGCAGATTAATGCAAGGTCAGCAATTACTGTCTGGATCACCAATGGGTGGTATCTCTGGCGGTACTGGTACAAGTGCTTATCAACGTGGTTCGTCTCAAGTACCAAGCACTGCTTCTCAAGTTTTAGGAGCTGTGGGATCTTTCTTTAGTTCTGATGTTGAATTAAAGGATAACATTAAAAAGGTTGGTGAATTAGAACCTGGTATTGGTTGGTACACATGGGATTGGAATAACAAAGGTAAAGCCATTGGTGTAGATGCAGAACCAACAGAAGGCGTACTGGCTCAAGAGTTACTAGAAGTTAAACCAGATGCAGTTATAGTAAAAGATGGTTACTACGCTGTAGATTATTCTAAGGTGCTGTAATGAGTATTACATCAGGACTAGCTCCAAGAAGATACGCTAATGGCGGAGAGACGAACTCAGGGTTTTTAGACAGGATCAGCTTAAGAAAAACAGCAGAAGGTTCAGGCGCAAACGCAAGAGACTTTACTGATATTATATTTGATCCTACTGACCCTGTTGATTATTTTGTTCTTGGGTTGATGGCTTTTCCACCCGCTGGTATAGCAGCTAAACTTATTCAAGCAGGAGTTAAAGGAAACAAATTAAGAACGACATTAAAAAAAGTAGAAGCGGCTAAAGGATTAACGCTTGGTCCAACTAGATCGAGTATTGCAGGTAAAGCAGGGCAAATGGCGATAAGAAATGAATTAGCTGATTTGGTAACTACCAACAATAGAGGCATTGAAAACATCGGTCCTATTGAACTTTATAGCGATGAAGCTAAAGATCAAATTAGAGAAGATCCTTCCATAACTAAAAAGGGTGGAATAGGTGAGTTGGTTGAAATGGGACCAGATATAAAAGATATTTATAATGCTGTACGAGATCCAGAAACAAGGGAATATATGATTGATGATATGAAATCTGGTATAAAAAACTTTTTTTCTGACGATATTCCTGAAGATGCATTAGATCAAGCAACAGAAGATCTTGAAGATGTAAATGCAGAAGAAAAAGAGCTTACTAAAAAAGAAAAAGCCATTAAAGGAATTGGTGCATTTTTAAAATCATTTGGAGATTCACAGAGCGGATATTCAAGCACTCCCGGATTTATGATTGAAGGAAGCGGTATATCCACTCCAGAGATTACAAGATACCAAGGCGGTGGCATAGCTAACATGGATCCAATAATGATGGCCGATGGAGGCGATGGCGGTATGGATTTTATGAAAATGTTAAGTAGTTTTGGCGGGAAGGATGAAGAAGACGAAGAAGAAGAAGAAGGAGGACTTGGTGCATTTTTAAAAGCACTTGGAGATTCAGGAAAAGAATATTCAAGCACTAAAGGATACACGATTCAAGGAATGGGTGCAGCTACTCCAGAGATCAAAAGATACGAAGATGGTGGTATGTCTATCATGGGACCAATGATGATGGCTAGTGGTGGCATAGCTAAGTTTGCAGATGGTAGTGGCAAAAAAGGAGTGCTTAAAGGAAGTATAAAATATTTAAAAGATAAAGTAGACGAAGCTAAAGACGCACTAAATAAAGCTAAAAAAACAGATACTAAAAAGAAAACAGATACTAAAAAGAAAAAAACTAAAAAGAAAGAAACCAAAACAGAAAAAGCAAAAAGAATTTTACCACCCGAAGTGGGTGCGTTAGCAGCTCCAATTATAGGTGCTGGAAAGCTTACTAAAGAAGCTATTAGAAAATTAGGTGGTGAAGGTGGTTTAGGAAGAGGTGTTGCTAGAACAGCTGCTTATGGAACTCCTCTCGCTTATGGTGCAAAAGCTTTATTTGGTGGTGATAAAACAAAAACCGCAGAAGAACTAGCAGAGGCACAAGCGTTGCTTGACAAAGCTGCAGCCGAAAAAGCATATAAAGAAAGACAAGAGGCAAGAGAAGGTTTAACTTCAATGCCAGATATTATTAGAGCTAGAAGTTTAGAACGAGCACAAGCAGCCGGAAGATCAGAGCCTACATTTGTAGATTACGTTGCATCTTTTCCTGCAAGTTATTCTGAAAAAATTGGCAAAGACCCAGAGTTTGCAAAACAAATGATGGCAGGATTTGCAGCAATGGGAAAAACAACTGAAGGTTACGCTCCAAGAAATGCCTTTACTGATTTTACACAAGGAGTTCAAGAAGAAAGAATAAGACAGGATGAAGGAACTCCTGATCAAATTAAATTGCTTCAAGCCGTTCAAGAAGATCCAGATATAGCACAGCAATTAAGAAACTTAAATAGAACAGAATCTACTATGCAAGATTCTAATTTATTACTATCTGAAATTAAAAGAATTATTGGTCTTGAAGCTGGTGTAGAACTTGATGATGACGATTATCTTGTTGATGATCAAGGCCTACCAGTTACTGCCTTACAATTAGCACAAATAAAAGACACGCAAGGCAGTCAAGCACTTTTAGAATACGCAAAAACATTAACATACAAATCTAAATAACTATGCCTATAGTTACAGTTAATGGTCAACGATACAGTGTTGATAACACTAATCCAGATACTATTCAAAAAGCAATTGATGAAAGAAAAAGAAGAAGTTTTTCTTCAAACTCAAGTTCATCAGTTGTAGGAGACATAGGCCGAGGTATAGCAGCTGGTGCTGTATCCATACCACAGGGGCTTATTACTTTACCCACCACCGGGATAGATCTTCTGTTTGATACGGACGTAACAGATGATATTAATGATTTTTTTGACGATATCAAACCAGACGTAGAGGGAACAGCAGGTAAAACAGCACAGATGGTAACTCAGTTTGGTGTACCTGGACTTGGTGTTGCTAGTGCTTTATCAAAACTAACCAAGGTAAAACAACTAGGAAGTCTTGCAGCCATAGATGCAGCGGTTGCTACTGATGATGTTGATACTTTTGCAGACATGATCTTTGATAAAGAAAGCGATGAAGAAAGATTAAAAAATCTACAAGGAAGAGACGCTGCTTTAGCAAGACTAACAGAAAGACTTCAAGTGTTTGGAGAAACTGCAACAGTAATGTATGCAGCTCCTAAAATTGTTGGCGGGGCTGTCAAAGGCGTTGGTGCTGGATTAGATCTAGCTGCTCCATACATTGGGGCTTTAGCTAAAGCGAGCGCAGCACCCATAAAAAAATATGCAGCATTAGCAGACGTTAAATTAGCAGACAAAAAAGCTTATCAATATTTAAAAAGAAATTTTACTTATGGCGGAACTTACGAACAAACAGCAGCTAATAACAAAGTTATAGCAGATGTTATGCAAGCAAAGATGCTGTATGTATCAGGTGTTGTTAATCCAATAAACGATTCATTTAACTCAATTAAGAAAACTCTTCAATCTGCTGTTTCTAATGGCGGAAAAATGAACACTGATGATGCTTTAAAATTAACCAAAGCTATGGCAACTTATCGAGCTCCTTTGCTTGCTGTGGAAAGAGAGTTCCCCGGTATTACAGGTACAGCAAAAAAAACTAAAATGGAACAGTATCAAAAGGATGCCATGAAAACCATTAAAAGCTTTGAAGGATCTGGAAACAAAATAGATTATGAGGCGTTAGGAGTAGATTCTAATAATGTTATATCTAATATTATGGAAAAAAACAAAGGTCTGTATGAATTAGAACAAGATTTAATTATTGATTATAGTAAATCAGCAGAAGGTCTTGTTACAAAATTAGTTATACCTGAACCAGTCAGAGAAGCCATTAAAGACAACGTTGGTAAGTACGGAACTACCATATACAGAGCTATTGTAGATCAAAGTTACGTGGTTCCAAAAGAATTAAAAGATGCAGCCATTCAAGAAATTAGAAAAATACCAGGGCTAGAAGATTTTAGTAATGCATCAGCAGCCTTTAAAGAATTAACAGAGTTAGGCAATGTACCTGTTGATGGTATAAGCCCAAAAGCATTTGTGGACGGATTAAAATTTGGTTCATTAAAAGGAAAGACATTAAAAGATTTACCAGCAGTAAGAAAGGCTATGGGAGAAGTAACTGCTCTTGATTACACCAAAGCTGATAGTTGGAAAAAAGCTTTTCAAGATGAAGCCTATGCTGCAACAAAAACCATGTCTGTCCTTGGTAGTTTAGCTGGAAAAGCAAAAGCTTTTGATGAAATAAGAACTTTAAGCGACACAGCAGTTGCATCAGGAAGAACTTCTTTTTTAAAAACAACTAAAGAGTTATTTCCAGATGGAAAAATTCCCGATCAACTTCCTCCTACATACACTTCTCCTGATGGCGTAGAATATATAAGGTTTACAGATGATAAAGCGGGGGCTTTAAAAGATACTTACGCTCCACAAATATTGCACGATACTCTTTTGCCTACAACCAAAGATTATTTTAAAGACATTCCTGATATTTTAGAAAATACATACAGAGGCTTGGTTGGTTTAAAAGCAATAGGACAATACGGTAAAACTATTTTGGGACCCACGGCTCAAATAAGAAACATCACCAGTGTTGCTCCTATGGCGTTAATGAACGGTAACCTTGGGCCGTCTAGCAGTTTTTTTAAAAATTTTAAAATGGCTTTTGCTGGAGTATTTAATCCAGGTAAGAAGGCAGAATATTTAAAAGAAATTAAAGAAGCTACAGATTACGGGTTGATGGTTGGAAGAGGAACTCAACTACAAGAGATTGCTGATATTGCAACTGTAGCAACATCCGATGGTCAATTGTTATCGCAATTAAAATCAAAACCTTTATTTAATGTAATGACCAGAATAAAGGAGGGACCTCTTGGGATTGCAGAAAGAGCTTACACAGGATCTGATAATGCTGCTAGGCAAATTAACTGGACTGGAGAAAGATATAAACTTGGAAATGTTATAGCCAAGTCTACAGATGACACAATGATTCCAGTTGTTGCTGGAAGAAATATAGCCGATCCTGATATTCAAAAACTTATTAGACCAGACGGCACTGTTAATGTTGGTGAATTAAAAGCTGCTGGTGATAATGTTTTAGATAAATTTATTAAAGGTGAGGCTGCTGACATAGCTTTAAACGTAACGCCTACTTATTCAAGAGTTCCACAAATGGTTAAAACATTAAAATATGTTCCAGTTGTAGGTAACTTTACAGCCTTCCCTGCAGAGATTATTAGAAATACAGTTAATACTTTAGAAAGAGGAATTAAAGAACTTGCAAGTAACAGTGCTGAGTTGCAAAAAGTAGGTGCTAGAAGAATAACCGGTGCTTTCACAACAACTGTTGGGCTACCTGTTGGTTTAACGGCTACGGCTTTGGCTATGACTGGGGCAGATAAAGAACAACTAGAAGCGTACAAAAGATCCTTTGCTGCACCTTGGGAAAAAACAGCTACCATGATTCCAACAAGCACTGATGCTAATGGAAACATTACAGGCTTGTATAACTTTAGTTACACCAACCCTTATGACTTTTTACAAAGGCCAGCTAAAGCTGTATTAAATGCTTTTGCTGAAGGTGATAGAAACGAAGCAAGCTTAATGAAAAAACTTAACGATGCAACGTATAATTCGGTTGTTGAGTTTGTTAGTCCTTTTGTATCTACAAGCATGGGGGTAAAGGCTGTAGCAGAAGCATTTGATGGTAAAACAGAAACAGGAAAATTAATCTTTAATGAATCCGATCCTGGTGGAGATCAAATTGCAAAAGGATTGATGCACACTTTTAATGCAATATCTCCCACAATATTACCATTTACATTTCAAACCGATGCTGAAGGTACTCAGATCGTACCAAAAGATTTTATTACTGCCGTTGCTTCTGTGGCTACTGGAAAAAAAGGTGTGATCAGTCCAAGGGGTAAACCCATTGATGCTGCAGAAACAATAACTTCAGCTTTTTCTGGTATTAAAGTGATTAAACCACAGATTGATAGAGCTCTTTATTACAAAGCAGCTGAAGCCAAAAGAGCCATAAGAGAAACAACCAATGAGTACAACAGACTATTAAGATCCAGTAACAAAAGAGATGCACAAGACTTTATTCAAGGATACATCAACACCAATGAGGCTAGATACAATTCTTTACGAACACTTTACACGGCCATAGAAGACGCTAGAACTCTTGGTTTAGATGAATTTGAAATAGATGAACAACTTAAGGTTGCTAAAGTGGCTAATAGGGATATGGTTATGCAAGGATTGTTTAACCCAATTGAAGTTAATGAAGACATTCTTAATCTTGCTTTACAAGGCACAGAAAGAAAAGCTGCTCAACCAGTGCCTGTAGGAGATATTGCTTTAGCTCAAGCGGATTTAACCGGACAGAGTTTACAAGGACAATTTAAAGATCCTAGTGTACAATCTAATCGTCCTTTAATAACAAGAGCATCGGATGTTCTTAGACAGGAGGAAATGAATAAAATTCTTACAGGAAAACCTTAAGCTTGGAAATAGATCTACCATTAGAAGTCTACTACTCAAAGAAAAAGAAGTTCATTCTCAATCTAAACAACTATCGCAATGCTCACTACCGGGTATTGTCTATAGCCAAGAAACTTTACACCGATAATCTTATGCCCAGAATAGAGGGCTTTGGCAGTTTCTCTGAGCCGGTAACTCTAACCTACACCTACTACGCCAGAAGCAAAAGACGACTGGACATAAGCAATCCTTGTTCAATCATAGATAAATTTGCGTGTGATGCTTTGGTAAAGGCTGAGATCCTGGAAGACGATAGCTTCAATCAGATCAAAGCGGTGGTGTATAAGTTTGGTGGCGTGGACAAGGACAATCCAAGGTGCGAGCTAGTGATAACTCAGAATGGAACGCCTGTCTGAACCCAAGGTTTGATCTGAACTATCGTCCCATTCAAAGACGTTTTAATCCAATCCACTTTCTCTAACAGCTCTACAGGAAACCCGGAGTTAACTACTTGAATCAACTCTTCACTAGAGTAGAAGTTGGTGTCCTTTGAACTCTTATCGTCCGGAACGTTAACGAATCTAAAGTCATCCTTCTCGTATATAACTATGTCATCATCTTGTTCCACCACTCTAGCCGGTATCAGTTCTGGAATGTAGTTGTGACGATTGCATCCTTTAGTTTGACGTTCATTACTTATTTTCTTATCGTGCTGAGTGCAATGCCAGTGGCTATCGCCTTTATCTATGTCTACTTTTGCGAACCGACACGAACGACAATGAATTTTTTCAGGCAAAGCCCTACCCAGATAAGAAGCTTGTTGGCCTGGTGTCATGTAACTGCGGATACGATAGTCAGTCTCAGGTATGTAGTTCTCCGGGGGAGACTCAGACAGCAGAACGTTCTTGGCTTTCTCTATTAAAGAATCAAACAGATCTCTATCAAACTCAACTATCTCAGTGTAAAGATCTGAGTTGTTCTTGTTGTAGACAATGGCTATGGCATGCTTAAACTTAAAGAAGCCCATGTATAAATGTAACTGAGCAGCGTACTCGTCTGACCAATCGCAATAGCTTCCTAGCTTTTGTAGGTTCTTAAATCGATTGTCGTTAGCCGTCTTAAACTCTAACAGGTATGGGTTGTCTTGGTCCAGGCCGGGAAGGTTACTTGCCACACCGTCTATATGGCCTTTAACGTGCCCTCCTAGGGCTTTAGTTTCAAACTGCTTACCGTTCTTATCTACGTCATAGATCGAAGCACCAGGTATCTTTCTGAGCTTCTTAATGAGGTCATCTTCTACCACGTTGCCTAGATCCAATAGACGTAGGACTCTTGGCTCCCAGTCGTTTGGCATCAACCAACGATAGCGCATCCACACCAGACGTTGGTTTGAATTACCAATACCGCTAATGCCTAAGTAAAATCTTTGGTGTTGCTCTTCGCTTAACTCAACTTGATCTAACAGTTCGTGAACGATTGTCATAATTTTATTCTCTCATTATTTTTATTCTTAATACCGATAACGTTTTCGTACTTGCCTTGCTTCTGCACAACTATCTCAGATATTGTATCGAAAGCTCCATTGTTTATTAGTTCGGCGGCCATCCATGCTTGCTTCGGAGATCCCCATTCATCGGTTATCTTCTTCCATTTACGCACCGCCATGTTGTGTGCGGTGGGGTGTCCAAACATAAGAGGCATCTTCTTAGGAAAGAACTCATCTCCAACCGTAAAGATCACCTGACAGTAGTCACTGCCGTTCTTAGACTTGGTAACCGTGGCATAGATATCCGTAACGGATTTAAACACTGGCTTGGATTTCTTTCTTTCGTCTGATAGGACAGCTTGCTTCTCTGCTTTGGTTCTTCTAGCCACCTCTCTTTCTTTCTTAGTCCACAAGGACTTGATTTGTTTTGATTCAAAGACTTGACCGCATTCAATGCATTCTTTTGCTGATGGTGAGTTGATAACGTTACAAGCAGAACAAATCTTAGGATGATAGCGACCTTCATTAGCCTGTCCGGGAGATACTTCGTCCAAGCATCCATGTCTAGCCACGTTCTCTCCGTAATCTAAGAGCAGACAATTATCTTTATCCTCATGGATTCTCATTCCCCTACCGCACATCTGGACGTAAAGACCAATGCTTTGTGTGGGCCTAAGCAACGCTATGCAGTCTGTCCTGGGGGCATCCCATCCCTCAGTAAGCACACCAACGTTACACAGAGCATGGATCTTGCCGGATTCAAAGTCAGCAAGCGTTTGACTGCGTTCTTTGCTAGGTGTTTCCCCGGTTATAACAGCAGCATTGATGTTGTACTGCTTTAAATACTGTGTCATTTTCTGGGCGTGCAACACTGACACGCAGAAGAATACCGTTGCCGTTCTGCCCTTGGTGTAAGCGTTATCAATCCAATCGCTCACAACTTCTATGATGGTTTCATCCACCATGGCTACTTCTTCTAGTTCTTTCTCTCTGAAGTCTCCGTTTTTAAACTTAAGACTAACCGAGCCGGCATCAATAATAGCCTTGTCGTTAACGGCATAAGCTGACAACCTACACAGATAACCTTCTCTGATAAGTTCCGGGATAGATACGGTGTAAGCCAGGCCTTTAAAGAAATGATCTTTACGATTGCCGTATATGTATCCTTGTCCCATTCGGTAAGGTGTTGCAGTGCAACCCATAACCTTCATGTCTCCACGGTCAGATAGCTCAGTAATAATCTTTTGATACCTGGTGTGTGATGTGGGTGGCACGTTGTGTGCTTCATCAACAATCATGTAGTCAAACTTACCAACCTTAGCCAATCTTTTAGGAGAAGCCAGTGTGTCTCTGCTGGCTATCAGAACTTGAGCATCGTGTTCAAAGCGTTTCAATCCAGCCGCCAACACTCCAACCGGAGCATCTGGCCATACGGCTTTAAGTTTCTTCTCTGCTTGATCAACCAATTCTTTTCTGTGTGCCAATACAATAAACCTAGCACCAGGATCCTTAGCTAAGATCTCTTTAATAAAATGGGAGAAGATGATCGTCTTCCCGGCTGCTGTTGGTAATGCAATCAATGCATGTTCACTGGATGGTTTTGTTTCAAACCAATTGTGTAAGGAATCTATTGCATCCCTTTGGTAGTATCTTAATTTCATTAATCGTGGCAGAAACAGCTCATTCCTTCGTCTCCAAACATATCAATTATTGGCTCTGGTTTTTTAGATATATCAACCAACTCTATGTAAGGTGGTCTGTCTTTTCTAAAAGTAGCTGTACTAACCTCTCTTCCTAAAGTTTCTTGTGCTGATTTAGCTATCTTTTGTTCTTGTTCTATCCACCAATTAGCTAAGTCGGGTCTTTCTTTTAAAATACTGGTGGTTGTTTTCATGCCTTTTAAAAAACAAAGATCGCAGTTGCCGGCTAAAGTTTTACCGCCATGATTGGGTAAATTCAAATCAAAGTTGCTAGCCTTCCAAAATTTAAAAACATCTTGTACCGTTGCTTTTGCATCATACAAAGGTGTAAGAGATTCCCAGGGATTAACACCGCTATCGTTTGCAGCTTTTTGTTTACCAACCCTTCTAGGTTCATCGTATCTAAGACCGACCACGTTGTACCAATCTTTGTATCCTCTTTCTTTCATAAACCTTTTCATTGGCATAATTTTTAATTCAGATGTGCAAAATCTAACCATTGGATTGGGTAACATTTTTTTTCTATCTATAAGAGCTGCAAAAGGTTCACCATTTCTGGCTGCGGTTTCGTAGGTTACTTCTTCTGTTCTGTATATAGGCCGTTCGTCAAAGATACGCATCTCCAACCAATGTATTTTTACGCCCCAATGTTCTCCGCAATCTCTTACAAAATCTAAAGTCTCTGGCATTTCTTTGCCTGTGTTGGCAAACGTAACGTATACATCGTCTGGCAAAGTACCTTCGTATGCCTGTAACATTTGATAAAGCATGTAGCCAGAGGTTCTCCCTCCACTAAAGCTAATTAATGCTGGTCCTTCAATTTTATATGGATTCATTAATGAACTGTTTTATCTTGAAACTGAATTAAATATTCTTCTAAATCTTGGATGTTGCTTTCGTCAATTTTTTCAAAAATAATTTTTGCTATTAACTCTAAAGCATCAGATGAGCTATGTGAAAATTTAAACACTGTTTCTGTAGAGAACCTTAAAAGCGTCATGATTACTGCTTCAGGGTCTAAATCTTTATTGCTCCAATCTTCTATGCAAACAGAAAGATCTTGCAAAACTGTATCGCAATCTTTCTTATTTAGAAACTCTAACAAGTCTTCTTCTTTCATTTAATTTATTTTACTTATAATTATACTTTTGTGAGCTATAATTATTATAGTCAGTTCCTTCAAGATAATGTCTAAATTGTCTTAGATAAGGCGAGGAGTAGCTAAAACATTGCTCAGGTCTAGAGAGCATTAGCTACTCGCTCGGTTATCTCATCACAGAGTTTCTCTCTCCTTTTACAAGGTTGACCTGTTTCTGTAACTCTGTGACGAAATTCTTTTACTTATCCCAATCGAAACCGTCATCATCGTCTGATGCTACGGGTTCATCCGGGGCAGTTGCAGGTGTTGCTGGTGTTGCCGGTGTTGCACTTGCAGTCTTTGTATTGAACTTAGCAATCACATTCTTATCATCCCATTTTGTGCCGTCACCTTTATCTCCGCCTACTTCCACCTTAAGGGTAGCATCGAAAGGAACGTTCATCATGGTCTCAAGAGCTTCTAAGTTAAAGTTCTCTACGTCTGGATCTAATGCCATGGACTTTCTCCAATTACGGATCTTGCCTTTGGATACATTAAGACCATTGCCTTCAAGCATAAAGTTTTCCCAAACTTTTCTGCCAGCGTATTGAGGACCAATAACTTCAAAGGTTATGTTAATCATTCTATGATTGGTGGCTTTACTTTTCTTGGCCTCCCAGGTTTGGGCAATCATTTCATAATCACCAGCCGGCATTGGACCTATAGAACTGCTGTCCAGTTCTTCTACGTCAGTTAAATTAATTTCAAAATCGCTCATTATTTATCTCCTATTTTATTTTTTAATGATTCTTTCAAAGCAGTTATGAATGCACTCC